AATGGTAGCCGATGTTGCTCGTGGAGACGGTGCTGACAATTCGGTATTTCATATTATAAAACTAAACACAATGGAGATTGTTGCCGAATACCAAGGCAAGCCAAGTCTTGATATGTATTCGCAAATGCTACATTCAGCAGCCACTGAATATGGTAAGTGCTTATTGGTTGTAGAAAATAATGGTATAGGAATCTCAGTGCTTGAGAAGCTAATATCAATGGGATATGAGAACCTTTATTATTCTATCAAATCAACTCACGAATTTATTGAGGCATCAATAGCAGAAACAAACGAGAGAGCCGTACCGGGATTCACAACATCAACAAAGACCCGGCCCTTGATTGTCGCAAAATTAGAAGAATTTATAAGAAACAAATTAATTAGAATTTATTCCCAGAGGACATTTAACGAATTTAAGACTTTTATTTGGAACAACGGCAAGCCGCAAGCCATGAGATCTTACCATGATGATTTGATTATGGCTTTAGCGATTGCATGTTGGGTTAGAGACACAGCATTGCAGGTCAATGAGCGAGAAACAGAATATAAAAAAGCGATTCTCGATTCTATGTATATTAAAACAAATAAGTTGAATACCGCCATTAAGGGAATGGATGGCTATGATCAGGATTTTCAAAAGAAATATGAAGAAGAAATCAAAATAGTAAAAGATTTCGCATGGATTTTCAAAGGATAATAAATGGCTAAAAATACAAAAAACCCTTATAATGATCAATCTAATTTGTTCAAGTCGCTTACGAGGCTCTTCTCGGGACCAATAACTCAGAGGCGAACACAGACAGGAAGACAACTGCGTCGTAGGCATCTTGATGTTTATGCGAATCGCTTTCGTTCCGCTACAGGAAAGCAGTTCAAAAAAGCAGAATACAACCCGATGAACGTTCTGACTGCTAACATGATTTCAAATAGAAATCGAGCAGAAAGATACACAGATTTTGATCAGATGGAATACACACCCGAGATCGCTTCATCTTTGGATATTTATGCTGATGAGATGACAACTCACTCATCTTTACAGCCAATGTTGAGAATCAAATGCCCTAACGAAGAAATAAAATCCATTTTGCACTCTCTTTATCACAACATTTTAAATATTGAACATAATCTGTTTGGTTGGTCTCGTACAATGTGTAAGTACGGAGACCTCTTTTTATATCTCGATATTGACGAGCAAATCGGAATACGTTCAGTCATCGGCATTCCCCAACAAGAAGTAGAAAGACTTGAGGGAGAGGACGAGACAAACCCAAATTATGTTCAGTTCCAGTGGAACACCGCTGGTTTAACACTTGAAAACTGGCAAGTGGCGCACTTTAGGGTCCTTGGTAATGATAAGCATGCACCTTATGGAACTTCTGCGTTGGAGCCAGCCCGAAGAATCTGGAGACAGTTGACCCTCTTAGAAGATGCGATGATGGCTTATCGTATCGTCCGTTCACCTGAACGAAGAGTGTTTTACATTGATGTAGGCTCAATCGCACCGCAAGATGTTGAGCAATATATGCAAAAAGTCATGACTCAAATGAAAAGACATCAGGTTGTTGATCCCACCACAGGCAAGGTTGATCTTCGCTATAACCCGTTGTCTGTTGAGGAAGACTATTATATTCCCGTTAGGGGAACATCCAACACCAAGATTGATAATCTTGCTGGTGGTCAGTTCACGGGCACGGTGGAAGATGTCAAATACTTAAGAGACAAATTGTTCTCCGCTCTTAAAGTGCCACAGTCTTATCTGTCGATGGGAGAAGGCGCAGGCGAAGATAAAACAACATTGGCCCAAAAAGATATTCGCTTCGCCAGAACTATCCAGAGACTACAAAGAGTGGTAATCTCTGAGCTTGAAAAGATTGGAATTATTCATCTTTACACTCTCGGCTTTAGAGATGATGATCTATTGTCATTTAAATTATTTTTAAACAACCCTAGTAAGATTGCTGAACTGCAAGAATTAGAACATTGGGATAAAAGATTTGCCGTTGCTTCTAACGCTACAGATGGATTCTTTAGTAAGCGGTGGGTCGCAGAGCACATATTCGGCCTGTCAGAGGAAGAGTTTATTCGCAATCAAAGAGAAATGTTCTTCGATAAGAATTTGGCTGGACAACTTGAAGGTGCAGCGCAGCCCGAAGGCATGGGCGGTGGATCGCCATTTTCTGATCCCGGCGCAGGCGCGGATGATCCTAAGCCGCCATCCGACGCAGGTGGGGACGATAAACCATCTGAGCCCAAGGCACCAGAGGACAACAAGGAAGAAGAAAATATATTATTGGCCGAGCCCTCTCCTGGAAATCGCCCAGATTACATGAGCAGAGGCCCCTATGATGTAAAAAAGAAAACAGGAAAACGTGGAGGAAGAACGAGGAGCATCAATAAACAGGTTGCTCCCGAGTCAGTAATTGGCAACACGACGCGTTCCATATGGAAAGGTAAGAGCGGTTTTGGCGGCTTAGACTCAATAGCCAAGGGAATAACCGAAGCCAAAACAAGTCCGGACGTTCTTGAGGAACAGAAACTATTTAATATTAGTGCGGAGGTTACGAATCTCTTAAATAGTTTACAAAAGACGGAGACAAATGATGAAAGTGAGACACAATAAGAAAAGAAATACCGCTTTTCTTTACGAATCATTAATCAAAGAATTAACGAAATCAATAGTTAGAAATCAAACCGAAACAAAGCAAAAAGTTATTAATATTCTAAAAGAGTACTTTGGAAAAGATTCAATTTTGAAAAAAGATTTGGATCTTTATAATATGCTCTTAGAGTCGAAAGGCCTTAACGAAAGCTTTGGTAAAAGGTTAATTATCGAGGTTAAAAAAGACCACGACTCATTGGACCGCAAGGCAGTGTTTAATTCTCAAACAAATTTGATCAAGCTGATCAACGAGACACTATCTAATGAAGTTTTCGCAAATTTTCTTTCTAACTATAAGAATATTGCCACAATTGGGCAGTTTTTCCAATCCAAGAGTCTTGATGCTACCCGAAGGCTTATGCTTGAAGATCGTATCATTTCTTTATTAACTGCCAATAGAATCAATGAGCAAAAGGAAATTAAGCACATTGATAAGCTCACATACAATACGTTTGTCAACAAATTCAATGAGTCCTACAAAAACACTCTCCGAGACGAACAAAAAAGTTTATTGACTAATTTTATAACTTCATTTTCGGATAATGGTCTCGGACTCAAGTGTTTTATGAACGAAGAGGTTGGTCGTTTAAAGAGTGCTCTTGAAAGTGCGCTTGCTGACGAGGTCATAAGAGAAAACAAAGAGTATTCCAATAACCTTGACAGAGTTGTTCAAAAACTTGATTCCTTCAAGGATACCCCGATTAACGAAGAAATGGTCCGAAGTTTGTTCTATATTCAGGACCTTGTAGCAGAGGTCACTAAATAATGTCGGTCAAAGTTAAGATCGGCGCTGCTGCCAAAGAGGCCCAGCCCGACATCAAATTATCCATTAAGGAAAAAAATACAAAAAATTACAACCTTCATTTAAGGAAAGCTTTGAATGGGGACTTAATGATATTTGACCACACCGATATTGATATTGTTGTAATGCTTCAAGAAAAGAAGGTTGTTGCTTTTGCAAAGGACATTATGTCCGAAGTTGTTTATGGGGCTGAGGATCGTCTATTTAGCCATCTTCGTAAAAAAGGAATTATAAAGCATGATTCCATTAGAGGAGGCAATGTCTATGGGTCTCTTGAAGGCCAGATTCACGATTCGCAAGATCTTGATGAAATTAAAGCCACATTGATTCAAATAGCTGAGTGGATGGAGGGCGAGAAGCCTTACTTTGAGGCTACCCGAGCCCACGATGAAATGATCGACGACTATTTGGTTAATCCTTCTGATGAGGAGACCACTGAATTGGGTGAGGTTCCACACGAAGAAGAGAAAGGCTCAATTCTTCAGCATAACCTTTTTGCTCCTTATTTATATGGCAGATACACTTATTAGAGGTTCTGTCAACTATAGTGAATAAAAGAAAAAAAATAACTAATTAATAATATAATTTGGAGAAAGATATGGCTAGCAATGTTTACAGCGCAGGATTAAATAATGTAGGATCCTATCAGGTGTCAGGAATACCTTATATAACAGGGTCCACATCCCTGAAGCCTGAACAAGAGGATGTTATCACATTTCCATATGTTGCAAGGTCAGTTACTGTCATTAACCATACTAGTGATTTAATACGGGTGCATTTTAATTCAACAAGCTCCGCTGGGAGAGTAGTAGCCGGACTACACTTTGTGGAACTAGACTCTGATGAAGACTCTTACACATTTAATGTTAAGTGCTCAGAGATTTATATTTCTTGTCTCGCTGGCGGGTCCAATCGTCAATATCGAGTCGTCGCAGAACTGACCAATATACCAGTCGGTAGAATGTATACTCTTACTGGCTCTGGCTTAACAGATTAGGAGAATAATAAAATGGGTTTCAATAAGGGAAGTGGCTTTGGTTCCGGAGGCGGTGGCGGCGGCGGTGGCGTCGTTGAAACATATAACAATTCGGGCGATAACAGAGTTTTAACATCTGTTAATTCAACAACTATCAACGGCGAATCTACTCTGCTGTATGACGGCACCACTCTGTCCAGTTCTGCTGGGGCTCAATTTGTTGGCGCAACTATCCTTGGAAGCACTCTTAACGTTACAGGAGCCGCTAAATTTGCAAGCAGCGTCTCTGGTTCAAGTACTCTTGAAGCAGTCGGTGCAACCACTCTTGGAAGTACGCTTGGAGTTACCGGCGCGGCGACTTTCCAAGACACGACTTCCGTTTTTACATCAAACGCGCTTACTTCTACTCCTGGTGCCGCATTTACTATCGAAGCCAAATCTGCTGGTAACCTAACTAGTGATGACAAGTTCCAAGCATTGTTCCGAGATACCACCGAGAACGGCTTTGTTAGGGTTGGATTTCAAAGCAGAGAGAGCGGAGAATCAAGTTATGATGTTTCAAAAACGTGGCTCCTTGCATCAAGAGGCCATGACACGGCCACGAGCGCATTCTACAATATTTACTATCAGGACCTCGGCGCTTCGGCTCTTTCGTTGCGTGGAGACGGACAAGCAACTTTTCATAAAAATATAATTGTTGGTAATGGAGTGGCTGGCGGCATTTCTGGATCTGGCGGTCTTGAAATTGTTGGCAATTCTGTGCTTGGCGGAAATCTTTCTGTGTCTGGTAACGTTGGAATTGGGACTTCCAGTCCTCAACACAAACTCGATGTTCCCAGTATGGGCGGGATGATCTTGGCTTATAACCAAATCACGGGGGCCATTGACGGAACAGGCGGACGCTTATTGATCGGTGCAAGAACAGTAGATCATAGAACAACTGGCAACTGGACTGTTAAACATTGGAACGGCGGAGCCTCTTCCTGGTACACACCACAGGCTAGTCAATTGGGCATCACATTTACAATGCCGGCATCTGGCAGAGCAGAAGTGTCTGTGGCTAATAGCCTCTTGTTGTTGCAGAGCAGTAGTAACAATACTTGGGCCCCACCTGTGGCTGAGTGGAGTGCCGCTCTCACAGCATCTGGTAATGACAATCCCGATATTTCTTTCAATAGCAATGATTCAAACTGGTATATGTCTTTATCCACTAACTCAACATCTTATGTTCCTGCTGGGCCGCGTAATGAATTTGAACAACAAGTTCTCTATACAGATACTAATGTTGGTGGTTTTCGCACCTCTCCGGCTGCATGGGTCATGACAGGGTCCGCCGGTAGCAGCCACACTGTTTATTTAGCATTCGCGTTTAATGGGAAAAATAGTGATTATGTTGCATTTTTGGCTTATGGTGGCACTGGTTCGACAGACGCTAACAGTCCCGAGTCTGTTGAGCGTGGTGCCCCTAATGCCGGACCAGTTGCTCTAAAGGTCGTCTCACTCCCTTCGGCTAGCTAATGAACATCCAAATGGTGGAGATGGATATGGGAATAATTTGGTTTGTTCTTGCTTCTTACGGATTAACCCAGCTTCTCGTATACGGAAGAATATTTGATTCTATCCGTCCAAGCAAGGAGGCATGGGGCGGAAGAGGCTATTTGTTCCATTGCACAATGTGCATGGGCTTTTGGGTTGGAGTTCTTTTGTTCTTCTTAAACGGATGGACAGAACTATTTACATTTAAAATGGGCATCGGAAATATGTTTATGTGCGGGTGGATTTCCTCTGGTACTTCATACGCTTTAAGCACACTTTTCGGTGATCATGGATTAAACTTTCAAAACCATAGTGACCAAGGAGAAAACGATGAATAAAACATGGACAACCAAATGGATGCTTCAGCCAGTTCGTCATTGCTGTAAAGGTCGCTAACTCGGGCGGGTAGCGCCCGCTTTTAATTTGAGATTATCATGTCAAAAACACTATTAACAGAATTTTTTGAATTATGCCCCGATGGGATTTGTCAAGATCTCTTGACAGAAAGAGAGAAAAGAGAAATCTCCAATGGAGCCCTTTATCTTTCGGGTCGTATTCAAACATGTGAGAAGAAGAACGGCAATGGCCGAGTCTATCCTTGCGAGGTTCTCAGAAAGGAGATCACAAGGTATCAGACCGTCATTGAAGATAATCGTGCCCTTGGGGAACTTGACCACCCCGATGATTCAGTTATCAATCTGCGAAACGTATCACACTTAATGGTTGATGTATGGTGGCAAGGTAATGATGTTATGGGCAAGTTAAAGGTTCTTGACACACCTTCTGGACGTATTTTAAAAGACTTGGTTAACGCTGGTGTTAAGTTGGGTATTTCTTCAAGGGGTCTCGGCTCTGTTAAGGAGAACATGGGAAAGACCTATGTTCAAGAAGATTTTGAACTTATTTGCTTCGACATTGTCTCCGAACCATCAACGCCAAATGCCTTTATAGCCCCAGACGATGGATCGGGCGATAGCAAGATTTCGCTCAAATTGGCTGAGGCTAAAGAGAACATTATTGGAGATCTGTTCTCAAAGATTTTAAAGGATTAAACAAATGAAACTCACAACAGAACAACTTAAAAGAATTATCAAGGAAGAGCTTGAAAAATCAAAATTGTCTGAAGATCGAGAATATGATAGTGCCGTTGATGGACTTTTGGATTTGAAAGATATGTATGAAACTGGTGAAAACAATGTTTTTGGTATGCTGCTCGACCACCCAAGAAGAGCAGATTTTGAAAAAGAACTTCAAGATTTTGAAAATGCTTTTACAAATCTCATTAATGCTGTCGCAGGTAAACAAGGATAGCCCAATGAAACTCACTGAGAAGCGACTCAAAGAAATAATCAAAGAAGAGATTGCAAAGTTGCAAGAGGCGACAAAAGGCATGCCACCCGAGGCCGGAAAATTGCGGGGATACGGCGGAGGCCAATATTATACTGGTGGAGTTGCTAGGCCAAGACGCGGCAAAGACTACACCACTGGTCGCGATGACTTTGCTCATCTTGAGCGACCACAGACTTATGAGCAATATCTTGAAGCAAATAAAGATTCCGGCGGAGAGTACATCCATGTGTCTTTGGGTCTGCTTCCGAATGGAGTGTTTAAGACGCGTGAAGATGCCGAGACCTCACAGAATAAAATGGATTATTTTGATTTTGTTGTAGAGCAAGGGCTCCCTGCTGGTGCCGCCGAGGGGATGAGAAAAGGTAGCTTTAGGCCCGGTATTCTCTATGTTAAAGACATGAGGAACCTAATAGATGCCGTTTCTAAAACAGGTGTTTTTGCCGCACAGCATAGTCCGTTTGAAAAGGCGATCATTATGCCCCTATCCGATTGGCTAACACAAGTATTGGATAAAGCAGAAAAACATCAACAAGGTGAAGAATGAATAAAGACGACTTAAGGAAAGTTCTCAAACCATTAATTAAAGAGTGCATCAAGGAGGTGATTTTTGAAGAAGGCACTCTTTCCACTATTATATCCGAGGTCGTTACAGGTCTTGACAAGCCAATGGTTGTTGAGGCCAAAAAGCCGAAACAGCAGTTTGAGACAGATGAGCAAGTTAAGGCAAGACAAGAGAAGCGGAGACTAATGGAGGCACAAAAAAGAAAGAAACTTTTAGACTCCATTGGGGGTGATGCCTATAACGGCGTTAACCTGTTTGAGGGAACCGAGCCTCTGCATTCTGCGGGCTCTCCCTCAAGCGCTCCCAGCCCACAAGGCGCTCTATCCGGAGTTGATGCGAGGGACCCCGGTGTTGATATTTCCGGCCTATTTGGACAGAAGTCATCAACAATTTGGAAAAAACTATCAGGAAGTTAAATGTCTAGAAAGTCAAGAAAGGTTAAGCCGCCTCCCACAAATTTGGTTTTAAAGCCGCGTCGTAACGAGCCAGTTGAAAGATTTATTAAAAGATTCAACAGGAAGATGAAGAAAAGCGGCATCATTGAAGAAACCAAAGAAAGGCGTCACTATATTAAGCCCTCCGAGAAAAAGCGGAGAGCCAAAGCAAGATCCATTGCGAGACGCAAGAAGGAAGAGGCCAAACGTCGTAAACGGCTTGAAAAATAGAAACGCGAAACTACTTACAATGTTGGGAGTATAATATGATTACAGAATCAAATTTAACAAATGTTTATACTGCTGGATTGGGTAAAGCGTGCTATTTGTTCTTTCTCCTAACGGGTAAGCTAGCAGGCTCTGGCATAACTAAATAGAGGGTCCAGCATGGGTGAATTCGGCTGGGCATATGTAAAAGGAACGCAGGCGGGGGGACCCGAAGGTGCGGTTCAGTTTGCGAAAGAAGACAAGACCCTAGATGGTAATGCTTCTTTAACTTTTCAACCAAGCAGTGGGCTTCTAAATCTCACTGGTACTTTAAATATTTCTGGTGGTATCAATGCCAACTTCATGAACATTGATGTCACTAACAAGGTTGTCCATAACGTTGAGCAATATGGTGCAACAAAGTTTGGTAACTCTTCAGATGATCTACACCAAAGGACAGGGTCGTTTGAAATTTGTTCTGGTTCGTTAGCTCTTTACGCTAATGACAGTGCTTCGGGGTCTATTAGGATGGACGCCACGGGATACATGTATTTCGATCCTGTGGGTGGATCTGGAGAAAACACTGTTGCTGTTCTTGGTGATCTAATAGTAATGGATGACCAAGACGATAGTACAAAAAAACTAATGCATCTTTACGATAATGATACTCATGATGCGTTAATGCTGTTATATTCGAATAACAATGAAAGAATAAGGCTTGCCACTGATGACATAACATCCTTCAACACTAATTCTCCGGTGGTTATTGGGAGAGACTATAATGTTAATACTACGGCATCACTGTATGTCACAGCCTCTTCTGCGAGAGCACTAGAGGTTGAGGGCCCAATCACAGGAGCAGTTTTTGTTAAAGGTAAGACAACTGTTTCAGGAGCCGCTAATAGCAGTATAACATTTAATGGCAGTTCAATCGCAGAGACAAATGCGTCCTTTGTTGTTTCTGGTGCCGCAGTTGTTACAAAATCAATGAGAATTGGACAGCAGGTTTTTGCAACCTCATTGAGCGCTTCAAGTTATGTTTCTTCTTCACAATTTTATGGTGTTTCCGGATCATTTAACGGCATAAATGTCGGAAACGCAGACCAAGCAAAGATTATATTCAATCCAACAACCGATGACCTTGAGGTCTCTGGAAAATATCTTTCAGCTAAAAACAACTTTAGGGTTCAGGCTGGCGGGTATATTTCTTTCGGAGATACAGATACCTCTTCGGGATACGGATTTAGAGACAATTCTGGTATTGTTGAATACAAAAACAGCGGTGGAGAATGGAGAGGTATAATCCCCGGCTCAGGCGCTTTAAATTCATTACAGATAAACACAGACGACAGATCTTTGACAGGTTCTGCCAACTTGACTTATCTAACGAGCAGCAATACGCTGAACCTTACTGGTACCTTAAATGTTTCTGGAGCAATCAACGCAAATGAAATAAATGTTAATGTTCTCAATAAAACTGTAACCAATATCGATCAATACGGATCAACAAAATTCGGAGACACAACGGACGATACCCATCACTTTACGGGAAGCCTTGTGGCTTCTGGCGCTGCCAACAGTGCGATTGCTGAATCGGGAGGCGACGTCACAGCTACTAACCCTGCATTGATTGTATCTGGTGCAGCGGTATTCGATGGAGACATGCAGATAAGAGGAACAGTATACGGTGCCTCGCCCGTGGGGTTTGCTAGCGCGTTATCTATTACTGGCTCTGGTGGAGAAATCATAACTCTTGACGGTAAAGACCACATTGGAAGTCAAAATGTTATTGGTAGTTTCAATGTCACAGGTGCGATTAACATTACAGGGTCAGAAGCCTCTGACGGCATGAATATTCAAATGGGTAATCTGACTCTTGAGAATGACGTAGCAGGGCGAGTTGTTAACAATATTGGTCCCAACATTGTTCTTAAGAGTTCAACAGATAACGCACTTCATCGTCCATCAATAAACATGTCCAATAACGTCACAGCGTATACAGGCAATGCTTATTGTGGACAGTTAAACTGGAAGGCTACAAGTCAAGCCGGCACCGCAGATACAATTTACGCACAAATAGATACATATGCCAAGACAGACAGTGGCGCGAATAATGACCATGGGCAACTTTCAATTAGCTATAGGAACGCTGGTATGTCGGGAGGTTTCCCCAAGGCCTTACAAGTTCAAAAAGATGGCGCGTTTAACCGCACTGCTATACAGGTTTATGGAAGCTTTCATCCTTATGAGGGATACGGCAAGCAATCATACGATCATACAATTGGCACCTCTACTAGACCATGGGGCGATTATTATATCGCAGACAATAAAGAAATTAATTTTGGAACATCAAGTGTAACGTTGGGCTACAACACAACAACAGAAGATCTTGAAGTTGTTGGAAAATACCTTTCGGCCAAGGGCAATCTTCGCTTACCCTCAAGTGGTTATTTGGTCTTTGGCAATACAAATGGCTCCAGTGGTTATGGTTTCCGAGATAATGGTGGAGAGCTTCAGTTTAAAGATAACGGTGGCAACTGGATGAATCTACAGGCCGTTCATACAGGATCTGGTGAAGACCATTCGGTACAGTTTAAACGTCCAGATAATTCCCTAACTGGATCCACTCATCTCACATATCACACAAGCAGCAACACCTTGACATTATCTGGTACTTTAAATGTCTCCGGTACAATTAACGCCAACGCTATCAATCTCGCAGTGGTTAACAAGACTGTAACAAATGTTCAACAATATGGGTCAACAAAGTTTGGAGACTCTTCCGATGATGTTCATCAATTTACGGGGTCCATGTATGTTGCTACCTCTGTTTCTTCATCTGCTTTTCTTGCAACGCAAATAAGTGCCTCAAATTATGTTTCCGCTTCTAACGTTTATGTCAACTCAGCAGCAGCTATCAATGTAACTGCTTCGGGACACGTTTCTGCTTCGGTATTTTATGGAGACGCGTCGAATTTAACGGGAATCAACGCCGCTGTTAACACATATACAAACGCTTCCAACAACAGAATTCTAACATCTGTTGACTCGTCAAGTATAAATGGTGAGTCTAATTTAACTTTTGATGGAAGTATACTTAACGTTGTTGGTTCGCTAACATCTTCAACATTTATTTCATCGTCTGCATTCTGGGGAGTTTCTGGATCGTTTGATGAGGTTAACATTGGAAACTCACAACAATCTAAACTAAAGTATAATTCAACTTCGGATTCACTTGAGGTCACAGGTAAAGTTTTATATGCCGCCGCCAACCTCAGAACAAGTGGTTATGTTAACTTTAGTGCCGTTAACGGTGCCAGTGGTTTCGGTATTAGAAACAATTCAGGCATCATTGAAGTTAAGAATGATGGTGGTTCTTGGGCCGAGATAGGGCCAAATCGTCACCGTCTCACTGTTACATCTACACACACAGCTAGCGCAACAAACCAAATAATTGGCGTATCGGCCAGCGCAGCAATTGACATAAGATTGCCAAATGCAGCCAATTTAGAATCAGGCCAAGTTTATATCATAAAAGATGAATCCGGCAATGCTGGAACTCATAATATCTCCATAAAAGCATCGGGTTCTCAGACGATTGATGGAGAATCGCAAATTAGTTTGGAGAGCCCCTTTGCCGCAGTCAACCTTTATACTGATGGCGTGTCTAAATATTTTATATATTAATTTTTCATTCGGGGGACTGCTCACTATTTATGGTTGAAAGGGATCGGTGCGCCTTCGGGCAAATCGGTTCCTAAGCTTATACTATAGGAGGTATATTTTATGGCTTATAAATTTCAATTAGGGGCCGCTGTTCTCAGTGGTTCCATTAATGTGGCAAACGGTGCTATTAGCGGCTCCGCTGTCTCTGATACTCTTGCTGCTTCTATCGTCTCAGAAATCGACGCTGGTGAAATTCCAATTACGAAGCTTGCTTCTAGCACTATTTCTGGTGTTTCTCTTGGTGGCAACCTTAACTCTCTTTCTAAAGGTACCAATGGTGGTATTAACCTTACAGGATACAACGGGTCCGCTGCTGTTGCCGATCTTGCGTTGGATCTTACCAACCTGACCGATTACGGCACTGCCAATATTGCAAATGCTGATCGGTTTGCTATGTATGACGCTACTGCGGATAGTCATCACTTTGTTGAGTTTTCTGTAATGGCTAATGCTGTGTTCACTGATGTTAGAACTGCTGGTGGAACTGCTGTTTCAATAGCTTCTGGCGGAAAAGCAACAATTGTTGCTGGCGCTGTTTCTGGCTCTCACTTAGGAGACACCGTTATCTCTGGTTTGACTGAGATGACTGGAGACCTTGCCGACACAGACGAATTAATGGTTTCGGATGCTGGAACCTTGAAGAGAGCAGACTTTAGTGTTGTTCGCGATGCTATTTTTGCTGATGTTTCTGGCGATGCTACTGTTGCTTCTGGCGGTGCTCTTACTATTGCTGCGGGGGCTGTTGAAGGCTCTATGCTTAATGACAACATCATATCTGCTCAAGGTGCGCTTGGTGGTGCATCTATGGCTCAGACTGATTTGCTTTTAATTGATGATGGTCCTGGAACTGTTAAGAAAGTTACTTTCTCTAACTTCGAAGATTCTATCTTCGGAAATGTTTCTGGTGACGCTACTATCGCTGCTGGTGGTGCTCTCACCATCGCTGCCGGCGCTGTTGAGAACAGCATGCTAGCAGACGACGCTGTTGGTGCTGACGAATTGGCCGCAGATGCAGTTGTCAACGCTTCTGTCGCCGCTGGTGCTGCTATTGCATTATCCAAAATCAACACTAATGTTGATATGGGTGGCGCTTTCACAATTGGTAGTCAAGCTGATGATGTTGCTACCTTTACTGGTGGCCTTGTTGTTGGTGGCGATTTGACCGTTCAGGGTACAACCATAAGTATTGATTCAACAACGATTAACGTCTCTAGTTCTTTCACATTTGAAGGTCCTGCTGACGATCATGAAACTATTCTTAGCTGCGCAACACCGATTGCTGATACTACTCTTAACTTGCCAACTTTGGCCGCTGGGACTTATCACCTTCCTGTTTTGGCCGACGCCGCAACTGCGGGCTCTGCTGCTGTTACTGCTGCTGAATTCGCCCTCCTTGATGGCGCAAGCTCTCCCGGAGACAGCGTTCTTGTCGATGCCGACGGATTCATGCACAACGATGGCGGAACCATGAAGCAAACCAAAGTTCTCAAGATCGCAGAGTATGCTTACAGTAAAATCAGTGGCGATGCTACTGTTGCTGACACTGGTGCTCTTACCATCGCTGATGATGCGGTTGGAGCAGATCAACTTGCTGCTAACGCTGTTGTTAATGCTTCTATCGCCTCTGGCGCTGCGATTGACATCGACAAACTTGATGGTGGTTCTTGCGATTCTAGTTTGACTTCTGGTAGCGTTGCGCCTGGTGACTTGTTTTATGTTGGAGACACTGATGACTCTAATAATATCAAGTCAATGACATTTGGAAATGTTTCCAGTGCAATTTTCACAAGCGTTTCTGGTGATGCCACAATTGCTACTAACGGAGCGTTGACAGTTGGTGCCAATGCTATTGAGCACAGCATGCTCAATAATAACTGCATTAGCGGATTTGATGAATTGACTAGTGGCTTGGCTGGCAGCGATGAGTTTTTGATCTCTGACGCCGGAACCCTTAAGAGAATGGGTGTTTCTGTTCTTGCCGGCTTTGTTGGCGACAACCTTGCTGTTAGTGTTGCGAACAAATCTAACGGTCAGACTCTTGCTGTTGGTATTAACTACTTTAACACCCATGGTGGCGCTATAAGTGCTACTCTTCCTGCGTCTGCTGGGTTGACCTTCGGCCAGTCAGTTAAGATCAAGGCTGGGTCCGACTGTAGTGCAACTAACAAGTTGACAATCAACAAGGCAGGTTCTCAAACAATTGACGGTGTTGCC